CCCCCCTTTGACGATATTTGGAACATTACCGCAGAAGTCGCTGTTTGTCCTGATAATCTGTCACAAATTGCAAAATACTCAATTATTGAATTTAGAGGAAAGCCCATGAAAGATGTTGGCATTCGTACCTTAACTCAGTACCTGATTGAAAGATTTCATAAACACCTCGATATCCAAGAGAAAATTATCTCCACAGGTAATAAGCGTCTTGTTGAGGGTGTAGTGAAAATTTGTAGTTTTGAAGGTTGTAAACAGATTTCTGGTTTTTGTGATTTACACGATGAAATATGTGGAGGTTGCTTTGGATCGTCTGAAATTGATGAAGATGAGATACTAAAGGAGCCACATGCTGGTGGTGAACAAGAATATGGTGATCAACTATATGAGGGTTTAGCATCTGCCGCAACACTCATAAAATCCCGTCTTTTCAGTGACATTCATGGCACTGCCATTTCTATGGAAAATTCAGCAACGTTTGCTCTTTTAGCGAGTGCAAAAGTTTTCAGTAGATATTTTGATTGGATGACAGTCATACCAAGTGATTGGATAGCAAATCCAGCCTTTCTGAAATTGCTCATGATAATGAATGTTGATAGATTGAAACGTAAGTACGTTACTTGGTCCATTGTTAATTATGCTGTCGGACTTTTGAACTGTTTTCTGATCTGGCACTACTTTGAGGATATCGGTTACATTATTGGTCTCATCGCTTTCATCTTTATATACACCAATGTTCGTCAAGCGACAATGGCGACAGCTGTGCAATATTCTTACAGAAATGAGTTAGTTGATAGGAATGTCATCAGTGCTGATCTAAGATAATTTCGCGATGCTTATGGCCCTACCATATACAAAGTGTGTGGTCTTGTTGGTGCCATTTATACAGCATCTAAGTTGTATCATAGATTCAGAAGATTGCAACCTCAAGGATCATTGGAGCCCACTACTATTGAGCAAATCAAGGAGAGAGATGGTGAAGATAATCCTTGGTGTGAAGTTGTGTCTCGCCCTCTACCCATCACAGGTAAATCGAAGTGCACAACACCAGATAATCTAATGAAGAAGGTCCAAAATAATCTCACTTATGTGTCTGTGAAGACAAGTGATAAAGTTTTGATGGCTAATTGTTTGTTCATAACAACTGGCGTGATTGTAATTCCTTCACATTATTTTGTAGAGGATGCATTGGAAGTTACCTTTAGGAAGGAGAAACCAACTGCATCATCTGGTTCTTTTACCACCTATATATCTAAATCAAGGAGTATTCGTATTCCTGGAACTGATCTATGCTTAGCTTTTGTAGATAAAGGTGGTTCTTTTTGTGATCTGAGTGGTTTCCTTCCTCTTGAAAATTTGCCTGATCATCAGTTTAATATGTTTTGGCGTAAAAAGACTGGTGAAATGATGAATATGAATGGAAGAGCCAAGACTGGAATAACAAAAACTACTTGTTGTGAGTTTCTAGGTGGAAATTATATTTCTCTCGACACTAACACTTTTAGTGGTATGTGTGGTGCCACCTTGATTGGACAAGGTAGAGGAGCTTGTATATCTGGTTTTCACTTGGGTGGTGAATCCGGAACTCCTAGAGGTTGTTTTGGTGTTCTCACAAAATCTGAGTACGAAAGTGCGTTAGAGAGATTGCGAGATACACCAGGTGTGTTGTTATCGGGAAGTGGCAATAAATTTGAAGAGCAAGTCTTGGGATATAAGATCATTACTGGAAATAAATTGCATCCCAAAAGTCCCTTATTTTGGATGCCGCAAGAATCACAAATAGCTTATCACGGTTCATGTGATGGTGCTACCACTGGACATAGTGATGTTAGAGTTACACTTATAAGCCCAATAGTGACTGAGGTAACAGGGGAACCCAATATTTGGGGTCCACCTCGTATCAAAGGTTATTTTGGGTGGCAAAAGTGTCTTGAAAATATGTCCAACACGGCAAATTCATTTGATCCAGACTTATTGAATGTTGCCATGGAAGATTACAAGTCGGCAATGATTGAGACTTTTAAATCTTCTCATATAGGTGAGATAGAACCCTTACCTGACCCTGAAAACATGTCTGGTATTCCAGGAAAGAAATTCATAGATGCTATCAAGATGGGTACAGCTATTGGATTTCCTTTGACTGGAGCCAAAAGAAAATATGTTACAGAGGTCGAAAATGACGACGGCTCTTTCACTCGAGTCTTTGATCCATTAATTTTAGATGAGATTGAGCGTTGTTACCAGTGTTACCGTAATGGAGAGAGAGCTTACACCATAGCAAAAGGGTGTAAAAAGGATGAGGTTTTAGCTAAAGAAAAGTGTAGAATTTTCTATAGTAATCCTATATCTCTCACTTTCCTAGTTCGTAGATATTTTCTACCGTTAATTAGAGTTATGCAATTACATCCCCTTAGGTCAGAATGTGCTGTTGGAATTAACAGCCATGGGCCTGAATGGGATGAGCTCTATAAACACATCACGAAGTATGGAAAAAATCGCCTCTTAGGGGGTGATTACGGTAAATATGATCAGAAACTGTCGTCTCAGCTACTGTTAGCTTCTTTGCGCATTCTTATTGATTTCGCAAAAGAATGTAAATATACGCAGGAGGATATAAGAGTCATGGAAGCTATGAGCGGAGACCTTGTGTACGCTTTGATAGCCTATAATGGAGACTTGATAGGCCTTACGACAGGAGGACACATTTCCGGTAATTCACTTACCGTTATATTGAATGGAATATGCGGCAGTCTTAATCTTAGATGCGTGTTCTATTCAATGTATGATCACAAAATACCTTTCAGAGAAGCTGTAGCATTATCAACTTATGGTGATGATAACTTCGGTTCTGTGAAAGAGGGCTTCGAAAAGTTTAACATAAAATCTGCTTCAGAGTTTCTAGCAAAATTTGGACAAACTTATACAATGCCTGATAAGGAAAGTGAACTTGTACCTTATCTACCTGAGGAAAATTTCGAGTTCCTCAAGCGTCGGAGTGTCTATTGTCCCGAAAAGGATTGTACTATAGGTGCTCTTGATGATAAATCGATATTTAAAATGTTGCACTGCTATTTGCGACCTAAAGGAGTTGTAAACTCTGAAAGGTTAGCATGTGCAATAAACTTAGGTACTGCTCTTCGTGAGTGGTCAAATCATGGTCGTGAAAAATATGAATTTAGACATAAACAGTGTGTAGAGATAGCTGAGAAAGCTGATCTTCTAGGTTTGTGTCCTGAACTACATCTTACGTACGATGATTTAGTAGTTGAATGGAAGAAGAAATA